TTGTCCATAAATGAACGGTCGCTTGCTGATTTACGTGTGCTTGCCATTTACTTCTTCTTTCTTACTGCTACGTTGTCTATTAGATTTGGATAAGGACGTCCTGCTGCTTTAGCACGAGCCTTAGCCTTAGCCTTTTGCGCTGCTGTTAGTGGAGTTGATTTCTTCTTAGGATTCTTAGTATCCCAAAATGGTTTCTTCTTCATTAGCACTTACACGCCTTATCTGACTTGCCACATAAGCGGCACTTGCCTGGTTTACGGATTGGCACTTACTTCTTCTTCTTCTTAGCAGTCTTCTTTACCATCTTTTTGCCAGACTTCTTTGCTTCTGCTTTAGCCATTGCCATACCCTTAGCGGTATATGGGAACTCTTTTCCGTTTACCTTTGGCATTTACTTCATCTTCTTCTTAGCGACAGCCTTCTTTGCAACCTTCTTGGCTACAGCCTTCTTAGCAGTCTTCTTAGCAGACTTCTTCATCATCATATCCATCATCATATTCTTGTTCATCATTATATTGTTCCTACTTCCTTTAGTACTTCGGTTGTATTTTTATTGATGTGTTGTGCAGGAGGCATCTTCTCAGCGTTGTAAGGTTTGTTAAGAACCTCACTAGCATTGTATGCTGCTTCCACGTGTTGCCTTGTTGTACCACCTGGTTGCATACCCTGAGCACGTGCGTCTCTGTATGCTTGGAGTTCACCAGTCCATTTCTTGTCAGATATGTCTCTGGTTGCATCTCCTGCATTCATCTGTAAAGTTTTTACTTTACATCCGAAGCAATCTTCATCACAGGCTGTGTGGTCTATTTCAATCTCTTCGTGCTCAAAGGGAGCATCTGAAGTTTCATCACACAAAGAACAACCCCACTTAAGTGCCTTGAAGTTGTGGTTCTCATCAAATCCAAAATCTAATACCTTGCTAATATGGATGTGTTCCATTGTGTCCCCTATTGTGCTGTAAAGTTTGCCTCTGTTACTCCGACATTGCCAGCAATTAATGCTGCCTTTGTTGCTTCACTTACTGTGTGGTTATATCCACCACGATAAACTTCTTGGTAAGTAGCCAAGTCACCATCTACTAGATAACGTTGTTGAGAGTAGACACCATCTTGTCTGATGATAGTAATGCCTCTATCAATCTTGTAAAAACTAAATAGGCGATGAGCACCAGCAGGTCCTTCTGCGACTACTGGTGTCTTGAATGTATATGTTGTCATTATTCTCCCTAGTTAACTTACTGATAGACAGGGGATTGCTCCCCTGCCCACCCGTCAATCAACTCTTATAGAGCGCCGATTGATGAACCTGATTCGATTCGGTATAGTGCTTCTTCGCGGTAGCGAGCAAAGCCAAGTACGCCGTACCAACCCATTGGGCGGAAGCGCATCAACTTGTCAACTACTGGTCCGATTACTACGTGTGGCTCTTCGGCAACTGCCTCAGCCATTGCTTGCTGTCCAGCAAGGATTGTGTCGTAGACACGTGTTACTGGAGTTACTGTGATTGTTGCTCCCACAGTTACAGCAGCAGAGTTAGCAACGTCAACAGTAAATGTTGTTGTTGAACCTGATGTTGCGATACCAGTAATCTTTGCAGATGTACCTACGCCTGTACCAGAAATCTTGTCTCCAACTTCAGCGCGTGTTGCGATAACAGATGATGATGCAACGCCGAATGTGAATGCAGCAGATACACCAGCAACTGTTGCTGTTGTTGTTGCTAGAGCAGTCTGGTCTGCACCAATCTTGTCAGAAGCAATACGTGGTGACTCGATGAAGTATGCACCTTCGTATGAACCGATTTCACCAGCCCAAATGTTTTCATTTGTCTGGTAGTTGTGTGGGTCGCGCCAAGCAGCAGCACCTGTCTCAGCACGAAGGTCGTGTGAAACTTCTGGGTGAATACCTGCCCAGTACATTGCACCCTTACGGTATGCAGCCTTGTTAGCACGCAACTTTGCAACAGCCTTACGGATGTTTGCGGAAGTTAGTGTTGCAGCAGCAGTAACTGTTGCTGATGATGTTGCAGTTGAACCTGAGTAGATTACGTTAGTTCCTGCACCTAGTGTCGCCATTGCAACTGTGTCGATAGAATCGGCAAGGTTGAATGCGATGATGTTAGCAACTGCTGGGTCTACGTCTGCAAGTGAGAAGAGTTCCAAAGCACGTGTTACCAATACAGAGTTACCGTACTCGTTAAGAGTAATTGTAACTGTGTTTGGTGTTGTCAATGAAACTGCATCTGGGTCAGATGTTTCTGTAAGAGCAGTTGTTGCCTGTGATAGGTCGTTGTACTTCTGTAGAACGACTGTTGAACCTGGTGTTGACTGGTTAGTTGGACGCTTATCTGCAACTGAACGAATTAGTGGTTCGGCGCGGAGAGCGAATTCGACAAGGCGGTCATACGCCTTCTGTACTAAACCAGCACCACCTGCGGTACCTCCGAGGGAAGCAGCGCCTGTTGATGTTGTGCCTGTGTATGATGTAGGCATTAGTGTGTCACCTCCAAGTGACTATGAACGGACATTACGATTGTGAGCGAAGGATTGACAAGATGTCGTCTGCACTTTGTGCAGCACCTAACTTATAATCTAAGTCTTCTGCTCTATCGGGCGTTACAGCATTACTAGTCAATGAGTCTTGCTGGCGCAATTGTGCGCGGTCAAACTCAGTAGTCTTTCGTGCTTCTTCAGCAGGTGTTAGTCCAAACAAATCAGCATTATCTTCAAGCCAGTTACTCACTGACTCTTCGCTAAAGTCTTCAATGTCTTTTAGAATTAACCGTGCTGCCTTTAAGTTAACGCCCTTCTTTTCAAGGACTTCTTTGACAGTTCGTTCACGCTGCTCCTTGGTATAGTTCTCAAGTTGCTCAGTGAGTTCTTTGATACGCTTTTCATCAGAACGCTTAGCCTTCCGTAACTTTTTAAGTAAGTCACTTCCGTCTGGTTGTACATCCGTGTCGGTATCTAGGTCATCGTCTTCGTCGTCCCAGTAGTTGTTGCTCATAGCAACGCCACCCTTCTATTCGTTGTAGTCGCAAGCCACAGTATCTAGTCGGGGAACTAGGCTGGCTCTTGCTACCAGTCTTATACGCTATGTGGGCTGGTCGGTCACATAGGATTCTTTTGTTGTTAGATACGTCCTGCTGTTGAAGAGGACTTAGTACTTCCAGAAGATAGAGCACCTTGTCCTATACCTGCTGAACCACTAAATGCCGCACGTTCAAGTGAGGCTAGTTTCTTACGCTTTTCCATTGCGCTTGCATTAGACTTAAAGAACTCTGATTCGCCTGCTGCTTGGTCGTATTTAATATTAGCCTGAGAATAAATACTGCTAAGTTTCTCAGCGGTAGGAAGTACTTGACCAATATTTCCATAACCAGCAATTGCTTGCTCGCGAGTAACGCCATACCTCTGTAGGTCTTCAATACGTCCAAAGCCGTAGTCAAGACCTGCTTGACTAGCGGCTGCACCAATTTCGCCCATGGAAACTTTCTTTTGCAATTCAGGTAAAGTATTCTCTGGGTCAAGGAAGTAACCCACTAAATCCTGTTGAGATATAGTTGGGCTGTATGTACGAATCATTCTCATAATTTCAGGGTCTGCATTCTGCACACGGTCTACTGCCATGTTAACGCGCTTGCCAACCTCAGTTGGAGAAACTGCTCCACCAATTAACTTAGCATAGGTAGCACGAGTACCAAGTTTTGATACTCCACCTGCTCTAAGATATTCAGCATAAGAGTTTTCCTGTTGAATATAGTTGGCTTCGCTTAATGCGTTAAGCCCATTCTTTAAGCGTGTTTCATTACCAGAAAAACGAGCCTTGTATGTAGGCAATGCACGCAACTCAAGTACCATTTGGTTAGGACCAATTTTAGGATTGATTAAAGCACCCTCAATATACTTAGATAGTTCAGAGTACTCTTCTTCGCTAAAGCCATAGTCTTGAATTGTTGCACGAATTGTAGCAAATGCATCACGTTTTTCATTTAACTTTTTTGCTTCTTCTACAGCAGCAGCCTGTCGTGCCGCTAATTCTTCTTTGCTCATGCCATCGCTTTTAGCATCAGAAGGTGGCAATACATAACCAGTTTCAGGGTCAATGGTTCCGCCTATTGATTTTGCTACCTCAGCAGCATTTACCTCTGCATCTAACTGTGCTTGTGTCTTACCAGTGTTGCCAACTTTTTGAGTATAGTAAGCATCATCTGGAGTGACTACGTTAGTGTCTGAGTCAGGTGTTACTGACATTCCAAGAATTTTCTTTTCAGCATCAGTTAATGGTTGGTTGCTTTGTAATTTTCTAAGAGCCGTTGCTGCATTAGTTTGTGCCATATTACATGCCTACCTTTCCCCATGTTTTTAGGATTGCATCAATAAATTCTGCTGAAGATTCGTTAGCCTTCTTAGTAAAGCGCCAGTTAGGGTCGCTACGAATACCCAATAGATAATCATTCTGGTCCATTAAAGAAGAACCCTTAATTGCTTTCTGTACATTGTCATTAAAAATATCTGTTGTACCTGGAGCAAGTTCAAGTTCAGAATCACGAGTCTTCTGGTAGAAAGAAGCAATATCGCTAACCTTTAATCCACCATCAATATAAGTTCCCAGAGTAGAGTAATGAGCCTTTGCTGCCTGCGTCATAGACTTTATCTGTGCATCTACTGAGCCTCCTGGAAGGAGGGCTTTAGCAGCACGTGCAACAAGGTCATCCTTGTTTACAGGTACTCCCATATCATATGAGTGGTCAAGTAACTTTGTATAGTTATCACCAATAAGACCGCCAGTCTCCTGCAATCTCTCATAGTCAACACCCTTGATACCTGTGCTTACTGAAGTCTTACCAGTCTTAGCGTTCTTTACAGAACCACCCTTAGTAATAAAACCAACTCGCATTTCAAGACGGTCTTGGTCTGACAACTGTACGTATGAAACGCTAGAACTAGAACGATTACCAAAAATGTCAGTAGTGCTTGTACTTGTGCTTCGGCGATTTAATTCAGTAGCATGTAATTTATTCCAGTATGCTTCTGCAAGTGTAGGTAAGTTGTTAACTAAATCTGGGTCACCAACATACTGTTGAACTGTACGATAAAACTCAGCCAATGCATCTTCACGAGTAGTTAACCCACTAGAGCGAGCACTCTCGCTTGTTGGTGTAGCAACCTGCGGGCGAGACATAACATATGAATCAAATGTATATAGTGCACTAGGTAGTGGAGCATTAGGATTCTTTTCTAATGCTATTGCATTTTGTGTACCAGCGTTAAAGTTAGATACAGATACTTCTGACATAGCACGCTTGATAGCGTTCTGGAATGCTACGTCTTTATCTGGTGAAGCAATAGATAATCTAAACTCTTTATCAGATGTATAGTAGGCACGTAGTTGTGCCTTATAGCCCTGCATGTTTGTAGCAGTTACACCAGTTAAACTAGACTGAACAATCTTATCTAAGTCTTGTGTGTAGTATCCAGTGCCATCAGCAGTAGGAAGAATAACAACAGCCTTAGGCTGTCCACCCTTAACTGGTACCATAGATACATAAGGAGAAGACTGAACTCCACCTGTAGTAGAACCAGAGTTAAGTACTAATGTACCATCGGTAAACTTAGACCACTCAGTAGTTGGTGCTGTCTCCATTGCTGGCAATTGATTGTCATTACCCACAACTGGAACATTTGTTTTACCAGTTGATGTTGAACTAGGCTTAGGAGTAGCGGTAGGCTTAGGACTCTTGCTGGCATTAGCCTTTGCCAGTGCTTCAGCAGCGGCTGTTCTTGGGTCTGGTGGTGTTGTCATATATTATTTGCCCATCGCTACGGTTGGAATTGTGTATAGGTCATCAAGGTAAGGCTTAATAACAGAGTTAAATGCTTCAGAAAGAATAGGATTTGCTGAAGAGTATTTCTGTAAATTAGCCATACCGTTACGCAGTGTGTCATCTACTACAGTTTGTCCATCAAACTGTGAGCGGATATTGACATCTTCAAGAACCATTGCCATACGCTTTGCTAGTGGCAACATCTGTTCAACTAACTTCTTACGTGGTCCCTCTGCAATAACTCCAATAAACTTAGGGTTGTTAACCATTTGGTCTAAGTGATTAAAGCGTTGAGTTAGTAGGGCACGTGTTTCAAATGATGAGGTACCTAGTACTGTTTTAAGGGCGTAGTTCTCAGCAAGCATATACTTCTTTGTAGCATCTGCTTGTGCTAAAAGTTCCTGACGATAGGTAGCACGGTTGCGCTCAGTATTGTTAGGGTCATTTAACTTACGGTCTACCTCACGGTCAATGTTATAGTAATCATTGCGTGCCTTAACTGCTGCCAATGTTGTCAGGTACTTCTTGAATCCAGCACCATTCATATCAAATGGATTATCTTTAGCCTTAATAAGGTCGCTTGCTTCCAAGAACTTAATAACAGATGGGTCATATTCACCTGTATGTGGGGCAAATACAAAGGCTACATCAGGGTAGGCTTTAAGTAATTCGTTATTATTGATAACCCACTTCTTTGTTTCTTGTGTATATCTAATAGCAACCTGTGCTTGCTTTGTGTTAGGGCTTACAGTGTAAACAAGTTTATCTGGATTAGAAGCAACAAACATAGATACTGCTGTACCAATAGGGTCTTCAAGACCATAACCATATTTAGAGTTAACATCTAGTACTGCACGAAGTATGTCACTAAAGGCTGTACTCATTTTAACAATGCCAACCTTGCGCAGTTCTGGCGGAATGTTAGGTTCAGTCTGACCAATAGGTGCACCAGAAAGAGTATTGAATCCCAGTTTTACAGAAACAACATTATGTGCTGCTAAGCGTAGACGCTCATACCAAAGTTGAACCTTCTCTGCATTCTTGTAATCTTCTGGGTTCAGCCTAGTAAGTTCATTAGCCTGAAGGAATGTTGCAGCCTGCACAATAGTACTTGCTTCGATAGCAGTCTTGTGTTCTGGGTCGAATTGACCCCAGATGTTTAGCAGGTTGCCAGGAACAATAGCCCGTACCCATGTTGTGTTATCAGACTGTGGTCCAAGAATCCAGTTATCTAGATTGTCACCAATGTTCTTTAGTGTTGGATTATCAGATAAACTAAGAATTGCTTTTGCTGTTAGCGTTGGAACAGCCATAGTAGGACCAGTAAGTGATGGAACACCAGCACCTTCTCCATAAGAAGGGTTAAGTAAAGATAACTTTAATGTTGATTGATTCCATGCTGGTTGCTTAAAGAAGTCCCAGTTGCCCTGGGCAACGTTGGTTACTGCTCGTATTGGGTTCATAACTGCAGCAAATGCAGGAGCAACCATAGTCCAAACTACACCATCATTAGGAAGCATTACATATTGAGTACCATTGTCATCAGTGTAAACGATACCTGAACCATTCATAGCCTGTGAGAAGTGACCTAAACGGTATAGCACCTTATCAGGGTGTGTATATAGAAAGCGAGCCATACGGCGTGCATAGTCTTCAGTTGCACGGTAGAAACGTCCAACACCACGGGCATTCCATGCCAACTGGGTGCGGATGTCTGGGTTATCTGCATACTTCATTAACTCATTAGTTGCATTTTCAGTAGCACGGTTATCAAAGTAAATGTCAGCCTGAAGTTTTGCAGTATCTAAGTCTGCTCCCTCTTTAACAAGGGCTTTGACCATATTATCTTCATCTGCTTGCATAACCTTGCGTTGTTGTAGCAACTTAATGTTGAACGCATCAGAACGGTACCAGTCAGTTAACTGACGGTCCATCATTTCCCAAGGAATGTCTCCATACTTCTTGTATGCTGCATTAGCAGAATCAACAAGTGCAGGAAAATCGTATGAAGTTCTAAGTTTGCCTTGTATACGATTGTTTGCAGTTAAGATTTCAAAGTCATTGAACGGAATCTTGCGTACGTTGGCAGAACCACTAACAGTCTGAGCCTCAAACTTGGCACGCTCAGCCGCAGCCTTAGCAGACTTCTCTGGCAATGGCTTTCCAGCATAGTCACGTAGATACATATCAGATAGTTCAGCGTTTTTACGCTTAGATACCTTAGCCGCTGCGTCATCCATGCGCTTTCTAATTTCATTTAGCAGTCCTTCATTAAACTTATCTGGACTACCATGAAAAATAGAATACAACTCTGCTTGTAGGTTACGAACTAGTCCTTCAGAAATCTGTGCTGGGGTCTTGCCCTCATCGCGCAACTTACTTGACTGGCGGAATCGCTCATTAAATAACTTAATAGACTTTCTAATGTTTTCCTTGCTGACAACTGTGCCACCAATCTTCTTGCCCTGTGCAGACCAAGTTTTATTAGGTAAGCGTGTCCAGCCAAGTTGTTCCATTACATCAATAACAAATTTTTCGCCGTCTTCTGCAGTGCGTAATGCATTGTGCTTTATAAAAGTATCACCAAAATCCACAGTTGTCTTAAAACTAGTGGAGTATGTGTTCTTTCCAAAGTACTTGTAGAATGAATCATAATGAATAAACGCTTTATCAGAATCACGAAGCAAATTCATTTCATCTGTTACGTACTTGCCAGTATCCCTGCGACCCATTTCCTCTGCTGCTTCAGTCAATGTACTTTTACCGTACATTTCTGACATCATTGAGCCACGAACAGTAGTGTCACCAAATGTAGCAGCAACAGAAGACTGTACTTGACCCTGCATAGAGTGAGAGTTGTTAATTAAATGTGTAGCCATCCAGCGTTCTTCTTGTGGCGATAACTTGCCAGCATATTTTGCAATAACACGGGCTGCTAAACGCTCTTCAAATGTCTTGCCATAGAACTCTTCTGGTGAAACAACATAGTATGAGTCAATAATTTTGCCATTAGGCAGGGTGTATGATGCATCAAACTTAAGAGGCTCTTGCATAGCCCTACGTTCTGCTGCAGATATGTACTCTGCTGGGTTTTTACCAATCATTGATAGCATTTTTGACTTAACCATACCCATAGTTTCGTCACTACCAACATAAGCAGCACGCATCTTGCTCATTGCGCTGCCTTTGCCATTGAAAAAACTATAAATTGCTTGAGGTTGTTGTACCATTACAGCAATTGTGGCTTCATCAACAGAACTCTTGATACCTAATTTAGGAAATAGTTGGAACAAAGTCCAACCGCGCATAACTCCTGAACTAAATGCATTATTAGTAATTCCATTTATACCAATATAGCGCATTAGTTTACGGTTTAATCCATTAACTTGATATAACCATTTGCTTAGTTCTTCAAAGTTAGGCATAGCAATGCCTTCAGTAGTATGAAGAACCTGACTGGCACCAGGTGCAATCTCAATTGCAGCCTCATTTGCTAGGTGTGGTGGCATAACAATTTGCTCAAGGGGTCCAGCACCACGAGTAGAGGCAAAGATTCCCTCTAGCCAAGCACGTTGCATCTCTACACCCTTAGGTACAGATGACAAACCAATCTTGTCTGAGTACAACTTTAACATACTAGCAAGCATATTAAAGCGGTCATCAGGTGACTTCATTAAATACATTTCAGTAAGCCAGTTAGCAGTTAACTTATCGCCAACAATCATACGAGAAAAATCACGGAATGCACTAGCAGACTTTACAACAAGTCCATCTTGTGCAAACAACATAACACGTCCAGCCTGACGAGCAAACTTATCGTTGTATGATTTACTAAATCGCTTGCCTGAAATACCTAACGCCTTTAGCGTTGGGTCAGTTTTACGGTCAACAAGTTTAAAGTCTAATGTGTTACCAAAGTAATCTTCAAATGCTTTTGCGCTCTCATATACCTCATCAGGTATTGGTGCTTCGCCAGCAATCACACGGCGGTCAAGACCATTAAACATCTGGTCATACATAGCCTTCATACCATCTGTAGTCTTGCGCGTAAAGCGCTCAAGCATTACATGGTTTTCGCGGTAGTACTGAACACTCTCCATTTTGCCAGAAAGTATATAGTTTGTGTTTTCACCAATCTCAAAAAACTTTTTCATTGTATCAAGATTAGTTACAGGAACTAGATTTTCTGCATCATCAAGAACCTTGACATCAACCATGCGGCGTAACAAATCTTCTTCATTATATTCTGGAAAATATGTTTGAATATGTGTGCGTACTACACCAGCCTGAACTGGGTCTTTAGCAGCAAGTGCATCACGGTAGGCATTAATTACTGGAGCAAGTGCTTCATGCTTTGCAGCAACACGAGCATCAGCAAATAAATCTGCGATACGAACATCTACTGGTACGCCTCTTTGAGCAGCCTTAGTAAAATTTTCAGCAAGTTTCTCTGATGCTAATAGTGCTCTAGAAGAACCACCAGTAAGCCAAGTAACTGGGTCAATTGCAAGTACATAAGCAGCATTAATTTGTCCAGATGGAGATACGTATGGGTCTTTGGCAAATGGATTAGGATTTTCTGCAAGCCACTTTTCGCCATCTTTACTGGCACCAACACCACCAACACCTAGTGTTGGGGCTGCAATTAGCATAGGGATAATTGCTCCCCAGATACCACCATCCTTAGGTGGGTGGTTAGTGTTAGCCCAGTTAGTAAAGTCGTTACCTGGGTTAATTTGGTAAGCCTTGTACTCAGCAAATGCATCTTTGTACTTTTGATTCTGGTCAGAAAAATCTCTAATAGCATTAGCCATAGCGCCATTATCATTGCTAATGTCGCCGTACTCTTTAATAATTTCGCCAGGAGTCTTACCATCAATAAGTCCACGTGCTAGTGCGCTCATAGCGGGACCATGTTTAGCGTCTAACTTTTCACGTGCTACTTCATCCCACTGGTTTTTGCCATCAAATGCATCTGTCCAGTTTTTACGATTAAGAATGTAGTCTAATTTTTCTTTATTACTCTTACCAGTATCACCAATATTACGTATTGCTTTATACGGCATTGATAAGGCTTGCGTATATTCTGTAACTGTTTGTGTAATTTCTCTAAAAGGACTACTAACTATTCCAAATGCTTTATCTTTAAGACGATTTAAAATGCTAGGAGACTTTATTTGGTAGTCAGAATCAGGATTCATAAAGATAAGACCTTGACGAATTACTGGGTCTAGTGCAAAAAACTCTTTACGTGCTTCATCTAAATCTCTAGCAGTATTTAATTTAGTGTGCAACGATTCTAGCCCAAGAAGATTCTTTGTAATCAAAGCCTCTTCTGGAGTAGGATTACCAGCCAATGAGGCAGCATACATTGTAGGGTTGCTGTTTACTAATTGTCTGTTAATAGGAGGAAACGCTTGGTTAATTGACATTATCCCAGATTCAACTTATTGTAAATTGCTTCCCAACGACCTGAAGCATCTGCCTGCATGTTCTTGTATATAACTGAAGTTGGGCTTAATGGTTGAATAGATTTAACAAATGATGTATCCATACCAGGAGTATTAGGGTCCCAAGACGCACCAGTTGAGTCTGCTTCATCAGGAAACTCAGTAGGAGCACCCAAAAGAGTAACCTTTGGCATTTTCATTTCTGGTGCAGCATAAAGGCTTGCGCCTTCTTGTTGCTCACGCATTGACTTATTAGTACCGTATGCACCACCAGTGTAATCTTGAATTGGTTGTGTCATTCCATCGATGGCTCCGCCATCGGTACGTTGAGATAACATTCCAGGACCAGATACAGGTGCTGGATTATTTGGTTGACGGTAACCTCCACGACCTTCAGGTGCAGTTGTCATTCTTCGTCCTCCTCTTCAATGTGTTTTCTAATATCATCAGGTGTTAAATCTTGCATCCACTCAGGATAGGCTTGCTTTGCAGAAAGAATGTACAAAGCATTGTCTACGCTAAATCCTGCTCTGCGTAATGATTTATAAAATTCATGCAACTCAATTGCATACTGGTCTAACTTAGAATAATTTTCATCAGCAACTGTTTTAACCTTTGCAGTTCTCTTACGAGATGTTGCCATGATTTACTCCTTATCCTACTTGTCGCTGTTGACTTAATCTTGCTGTGCTTTGCGCTTTACCACTGCCAGTTAAACTACTAAGTAATGTTTGTAGTTCTGGTCTTTCTTGTGGTAGTGGTTGTGCTGGACCCATTTGTTCTTGAGCGCCTCCTGCCGAAGCAGTATCAGGAGTTGCGGGGACAGGCAATTCAGACTGTTGTTCCGCTTCAGCAGGAGGATTCTCGGGTTCAAACACTTCCTCGATGATGTCTTCGATATTTTTCCCACTCTTACGTGCACGGATTGTCTCAGCAATCTTACGTACCAACTCAGAAGGGTTTTGTCCCTGCATCACCATTTGAGGAATTGCTTGTGTCATGCCTGCTAACGAACTAACCAATGCATCTCGCATCTTTTCAATTTCAATTTTCTCTTGTTCAAGAGTAACGTTGACGCCAAATGGTAGTTCACGCATAGCCATGTCCTTGGAGATAAGTCCCCCTCCAAGTGCCTGCAGCATAAAGATAAGACCCTGTGCTGGATTCAATCCAGCCAGCATGCCGTATCTTACATCTGCAGAATAATCTTTCTTGATGTCCTTGCTAGGTAGATACTTCACTTCGTAAGGTGAACCAGCATCTACGCCACGAATAGTTTTTTCAACATTAAAGACAGACTCATCTGTCTCAAAACATAACTGGATAACATCACGTAATGCTGCTGAGAAGATTGCTTGAGCAGACTTAATCTGCGTATCAAATGCTCCTAGTAACGCTTGTACACCCTGTCCAGTGACAACGCTTGCATTAATATTTCCAGTACGAGACTCAGGGTAACGAGCACCAACTCGTAGTTCTTCGTTAAGAATCTGTTGCTCAGTAAATGCACCTTGTGGAATTGTAAGTTCTACACGGCGTACACCCGCTGGGTTAGCCGTACGAATAACAGCATCTCCACCAAGTTGCAGTTCTTGCACATCTTGTGGCAGAACAATTGGTGCTTGTACTGACTTCTCTGCTGCTTCCATTGCAAGTAATGCAAATCTATTTCGGAGCAACTGAATACCAAGCACATCATCAAACTGTCCGCGCAATTCACCATCAGGTGATGGACGGCGAGCAATAACAACATTCATTTTACCAAGTAGATTATTAGCCTTTGAAAGAACTAGGTTATCTTTGCTAGGTAAATAAATGACTGATTGGTCTTTATCGTAATAACGAATCATCTCAATCTGAGCATTAAGGTCCTGCTTGTAGCCCATGCCACCAAGTAGTTCCCTATCGTATTCAGGAAATTGCGTGACGAGTTCGCCTAGTGTCATCGTGTATCGCTTAGCAAATGCCACACAGCGTCCGTAGCGGTCAAACTCTGGATAGGAACCTATCGGGTTTTCTACTCTGATGCGAGGCAGGTTTGCTTCTTCATCCAGTTCAATAATGAACGGGAGGAATCCATATGTGATGTACATGTCTGCGCCGTTGTACATTTGTACTTGCAAGTCTGAGTGCAAGAAATAATTATTAGCAATGCGGGTACGGTTGTCTGCAAAGAGACGTGCTCGGTCATTAGTCTTATTAACTGCTGAACAGTTTACCGCTGGAAGCGGTGCCATAACTTCTGCTAAGTCACGTGCAACAATATCAACAAAGTTAGCAACTACGTTTTGGTCAATACCATCTGGGAAGAACTGAGGATATACTTCGCTAATCTTTCCTTGGCGCACAGCAAGGACATCAAGGTTGCGAGCATCGCGCTCATGGCTGCGATAGCGTAGAGAGTCAACTCTTGCTGCAACCTGTTCAATTGATAATGCCATTGTTGTCCTTATCCGTAGTTATCGTGCCATTGCTCAGCAAACATCTCATCAAGATTTACTGCGCCTCTGCGTTCCATCTGAGCACGTGTTGCCCAGCGGTTTGTTGCATATTGTGATGTTCGACTGTTGGTCTGCATCAATTCGCGTATGCGAATAATGGCAAACCATAAAGCCATAACGGTATCCGTCTTACCTCTAGTCTCAGGCTTCCACGTTAGTAGTTGCTGAGTCAAGGCTTTGATACCTTCAGAACCTTCAGATGAAGGTAATTCTAGAATGTTATTCTTTTGAAACTTCTCATCACGTACTGTGCCAAAGAGGTTCGACATCGAGGCAACGCCGAAAGATGTGTCCCATTTGTTCTTGCCTGTAAAGTGAGCATCAAGCCGTACGCCGTATCCAGCAAGCCAGTTTCGTAGGTCGTCATCGAGGGAGTAGGCTTTTTGGTGGGCGTTAATTTCAACTCGGAACTCTTGTGGTTTGTACTTAATAACGAGTTCTTCAATTGTTGCCCTAATCTTTTGCGGTGTTGGTTCTTCCATGTTGATACAATCCAACACATAAATCTTTCCATCTGCTCTATTGTAGGTACACGCAACAAATGCAGCGTTACCCGCCATAGCAGGGTCAAAGCCAATTACAGTATGTCCCTCCACCTGTGGTGGATGTCCTGCAGCGCCAGGTCTTAACGGTCCCCTTTTGCGCATTCCATTGGTCGCTCCCTGCACGAGTGCTGACGGGAATATGGAGTCTTCTTGAATGTCTTCTTGTTGGTAGACCAAAGCCCATGTTGAGGGTGTGACTTCGCTTCTGCGCTTGAATAACGCTGGTCCGTCCCATTTAGGATAACGTCCATTTGCTTTCGGAGTATCCGAATCACCATCCCACGGAATATCCGACTCAGCCCATAAGGTTGTCCAGTCTTCGGATTTTTCAGCATAGTCAAGAACCGCAGGCATACCCATATAAGTAAACGGTGTCTTACCGCCAGACCAGTGCTTAGGATTGCGAAGTTCTTTGTAAAGGTCATTTGCCGCAATTCGCGTCCCTACTACTAGAAGTTTACCGTTCTTACCCAAACGAGTAATAACTTCCTTCTGTAACCAGTCCATCTGCTTATCCCACTCATGAGCATTAGCAGTGGTGATACAGTCGTCAAGGATAATTAAGTCAGCACGAGCACCGTAAATCTGACCACCCATACCTAGTGCTTGAAGGGTTGGGTCCTTCTCACTAGAATTACGCGCATCGCCGCCAAGGTAGACAGTATCGGTACGCCAAGTATCTGCGTCTTCTTTCCAGCCACCCTCAGGACCATATGCGGTCTGCAGTTTGAGCCAGCGTGGATGAGACAATCGTTGCTTGATAGCGTATACGAACTCGCGTGCCTTATTCAGTGTCTTTGATACCACAATGATGCGGATGTTGGGATTGAGGGCGATGCGGTAAGTCGGGTAGTTCACGGTAATCACCGTGGATTTAGCGTGCTCAGGGGGCACGTTGATAAGTAGGCGGTTGTTCTCGCCTGGTTCATAAATCATATTAGGGTGCAGCCACGAAGGTTCGCGACCCTCTAGTAGGTCTACCCAGTCTTGATGATGGGGGAAAACCGTCTGGTCAAAGAACATCTTAGAAAAGTCAGCAAAGGGGATAGATTCCTTCTCCACGCCCATAGCATCAAAGGATTGCTTTGAGCCTTCCTCTTTTGCTTCCTCGAGGTTACGTGCAAACTCAGGGTCTCGGTTCATCCATTGACGTACCGTATCGGGTTTCTTGCCCGCCGCGACCATAGCGGCTTGGACGCTTACCCCTGCCCTGACCCTATCTAAAACATCTGCCTTGGCTTGGGCGACCCCCTTGGCGAGGTGGTGTTCCCCACCCTTTTTGAATCCCTTGTGCGCTGGTGTAGCCACGTTCATCTCCTTTGTGGCAGAGTCCCCCCGCCCTACAGATGTATATTTGTACAGTATACTGTAACAGAGTGAGTAAGGCTCTAAAAAGACTTACGAACTATTTTACTCTCTATATAGTATTAATCCGTTCAAACAGGTCAAACGAACTATTTCTACAGAACTATTTATAAAAGTGCTGGTCAGACTGTATATGCCCCCTGTAACTATATACAGAAATATTTGTAAACAGAGATACTAACTGTAAAGACCAAGCATATTAACATACCTGGGGTCTTACAGACCCACAGTTCTGTTAATAACTGCCGTGCAGTACTGCTATAGCAACGTAACTGTTGCTGAGTACTGTCTGCCCGTCAATAAATAGATTATCTGCGGGGGGCAGATAGAATAAAATATATTCTATTGGCAGATGAGACTGCCTTGTCTGCCCATCTATAAACCAATGCCTTGGCAATGGTCAAACCCTCAGACCTAACGACCGCAAACCAATGGTCGTAATCTGTCCTATGATTTAGAGACAAAGACAACGCGCCTGCGTTGTTGCCTTTGTCTGTTAAATCAAAGGCAGACCAGACGGCGATACAATTCTTTAGAATTGATATCACCGCCTTTTACTCATGGTCCCTTTGAGTCTATCGCCACCAGCAAAATAGCAAGCGTGCTGCAACCATGATTCCCGTCACGCCCTTCTGGCATGACAGTAATCACAGTTCAGCCTGTGCTTGCCATTTCAGTCGCATTGTTCTACGACTGCCTGGTTGCTGTGCTGATGACGGCTCTCGATTTTGAGCATCAGCGTCTTGTCAAGCCAAGCC